TGCTCAACTGATCAGTCCTAATGTGAAGCAATTCAATGGTGTTTCAGAAGTAACCATCACACATGAAGGGTACTTTGATCAAAAAGGCAATGCTGTGAAAGACAACAAAACAGGCGAAAACAAAACAGCGCCTGAGCCAGAATGGCAATTGTTTGAAAAATGTGTGCGTGGAGACAGCACAGACAATATATTTTCTGCTTTTCCAGGAGTGAGAACCAAAGGTACCAAGACCAAAGTGGGTCTGCGTGAAGCATACGAAGATAGAAAGAACAAAGGATTCAATTGGAACAACATGATGTTGCAACGTTGGTTGGATCACGAAGGTGTAGAACACAGAGTATTGGATGATTACAACAGAAATGTAATATTGTGTGATTTACGAGCTCAACCAGATGAAATAAAACAAATTATGGCTGAAACTGTGGCACAAGCAGCCCAACCCAAAGCAGTGGAACAAGTGGGAATCAAATTGATTAAGTTTTGTGCCAAATGGGACATGCAAAGAATTGTGGATCAAGCACAGAGTTATGCTGAACCATTGAATGCCAAGTATAAAGCAACAGAAGAGGTCACAGCATGACAGTGATTGCTAAACCCATATTGGACGGCAAATTCTGGATACTGGAATCTGAAGGCGTTAAATTAGGCACACTGTGTCGTCAAGAAGATCACAGATATATGTTCAGTTGTGCCACTGGTACAAAGATGTTTGACACTGAACAGCAATTGCGACAAGAATTCAAAGGTGATTGGTTGTGGGGTAATACCACTGTGACCGTCTCACAGGAATCCATTGCAGACATCAACACAGTGTATGGATATCCCACTAAATTTGAACCTTGTAATCCAGTGTTTGACGTACAGAAGAAATTGCCATTGTTCACCAAAAGTAAAAAATCCAAATCACTGTACTGTGCTGGATATTATATTATTAAATTTGAAAAAGGGTGGGTCAAAAGTTTCTGTCCCAAATTGCTCACCATAGACAGATATCCCAACAAAGGACCATTCAAAACACTGCTGGAAATGAAACAAGAACTCAGCAGTGCCAACAAACAGGAAGGACACACCACAAATGAGTAATGCACCCATTAACACAGCACCCATACAACAATTGATACAACAGATCAAAGTGGCTGATCAAAGCAATCAAAAAGAAGTAAAAATTGACATTGCCACTGCCAAAAATGTGGCCTACACATTGGGCATTGTGATGAGCAGATTGGCAGGCAATTATGAAGAACTGTTGACCAAAAAAGACAAAGAAGAAACCATACAGATACAGATGGATGGGGGCAAACTCTAAATGATTCAACCAATGTGTTACGTGATTGCTCACAACGAATCTGTTGTGTTTGATGATTGCGTTCGTAGTTTGATACAACACAATTGGATTTTTGAAAAATTTTCAGCCATAAATGGTCATAGCACCACCGATGACAATTGGAAACAAATTGGAGTAACCATGATGGAAGCAGGAAAAATGCGTAGACGACCTGGAGCACAAGGATGTTGGCTTTCACATTTTTCTCTCTGGGACAAATGTCGCAGCAGTAATAATCCAATAGTTATTTTGGAACATGATGCGTTGGTAACAGCTCCTTGGCCTCAGGATTTAAACATTACAGAAAAATTAATAAAATTGTACACCACAGCTGAAACCAAATTTAATCCAGCTTTTGGAAATTGGTCCAAAGGTTCTCATGCGTATGCTTTAACGCCCGAACAAGCAAACACACTGATTACTCATGCTCAAAAACATGGAGCTCAAGCTGTTGATAAACATCTTGGAGACTTGATATTGCCTTGGAGTTTTTTAGGATGGAATTTGGTAAAACTTAATCAAAAAAAAGGTCCTTCCTCAACCAGTTCAATTCGTAACAGATTAGGATAGATTATGAGCATAACCGACAAAGAAATAGAACAAATAGCCTCCACCAATCTGCCCAACAACCATTTTAATCCCTACATGACAGCACCTGAATACTTCCAAGAAGAGGGCAAAAACATGTGGATTAGATTCAAATTAAAGGCGTTTTTTCCCTTGCTTGCCATCAGTTTGATGTCTACAATTGCACTGCTGTGTGTGCTGTTTTACACCCTGTTTTAACACAGATTTCTTGGCACGCACACCACTGTGCCAAAAAAATATCTTACCAAAAGACATAAATATACGTGCTTAACTCATATCACAAGGAAAACATGAGTAGACCCAAGCCTACAGTTCTTCTGGAGAACGTCAACAAGAAAGACTACAAATCCGAACAAGTTTTGGACGCAGAAGCCATCTGGGCCGTGTTTTACAAGAACAAACCATTCAATCTCAAATCATCCAACATGACCACCAATTATCCTGGTCCCAAATACAAGAAAGTATCTTTCAGCAATCCAGGACATGCATTCAATCTTGCCAAGAAACTCAACACTCTTTTCAATGTGCAGGATTTCACAGTGGTCAAACTCACACAAGGTGAAACAGTCACCGAAAAATAATGGACTGGAAAACCACCTACACTAAAATTTTCCTGCAGCAGGCCAACATCACTGTGACAGACAGCACCATACGTGAATACATGCCCATATGGTGGCGCAACAGTCGTGTGAAAGCAGAAGGAGGACTGCGTCTCACTGAAGAAGGTCTTAAATTTGTGCAAGAGAGACTGGAATTACAGACTTATGATGTGCCATTTCCACAGGAATTCACCATCACTACACAGGTGTTGATATTTTTGGACAAGTTTATAGACTGTCCATACTATTTGGCCGCTGATGGCATCATTGTGACCAATGAGAAAAAGGCCATGGAACTTCATTTATTTTCAGGTGACATACGCAAATATGGCCTGATCAAAGCCATGTCCAGACCATTGGAATCCTAAAATTATCCACACAGCACAACAGTTTTAAACCACTGAATCTGAACACTTTTTTCTTACAAAAAAATTTGACTTATTTGACCACAGATGCTATTATGTATATAACACTAAGGCACTGAAACAAACACAAAAGGAGTACAACATGGCCAAAGCAGACAAAGACAGTTTAGCAGTTAGACAGATCAGTCCCAACAATGCTAAAAGCAGCATAACACACGCAATCAACAAAAAACGTCCACTATTTTTATGGGGAGCACCTGGTATTGGTAAGTCAGACATTGTGCATCAAATTGCCCAAACCATTGATGCCCATGTGATAGACATCAGATTGAGTTTATGGGAACCCACAGATATCAAAGGTATCCCTTACTACAATGCCAAAGAAAATAATATGATTTGGGCATCACCCAGTGAATTACCTACAGAAGAATTTTCAAAAAAACACAAAAGAATCATATTGTTTTTGGATGAAATGAATTCAGCCGCTCCATCAGTTCAAGCGGCAGCATATCAATTGATTCTCAACAGAAGAGTGGGCACATACAGGCTGCCTGACAATGTGGTTATCATTGCCGCTGGTAACAGAGAAGCGGACAGAGGTATCACATACAGAATGCCTGCACCGCTGGCCAACAGATTCATCCATATAGAAATGAAAGTGGATTTTGATGACTGGTTTCAATGGGCTGTGCAACACAACATACACAAAGATGTGGTGGGTTTTTTGACATTCAGTAAAAAAGATTTATACGATTTTGAACCTAAGAGTTCAGGCAGATCATTCGCAACTCCCAGATCTTGGGCATTCGTCAGTGAGTTATTATCTGACGAATTGGACGAGAGCACCACAGCAGATCTAGTGAGTGGAGCAGTGGGCGAAGGACTAGCAGTAAAATTCATGGCTCACAGAAAAGTGGCTAAGGACCTACCAAATCCATCTGACATTCTGTCAGGGAAGGTAGAAAAAATGAAGACCAAAGAAATCAGTGCCATGTATTCCTTGACGGTCTCCCTTTGCTACGAACTGAAAGACGCATGTGATAAGAAAGATAAGAAGTTTAATGACAAAGTCAATAAGTTTCTTAGATTTGCTATGGATAACTTCGATACTGAAATTGTGGTGATGGGCATTAAACTTGCTCTCACACAATATCAATTACCGATTGATCCAGACTCTATCAAATGTTTCGATGAGTTTCATGAAAAGTACGGCAAGTACGTCATTGCCGCACAAAAGGTCACTCCCAAAGAGTAACCTTGATGGGGCACTGCAGAGTGCCCCATACACTTTAAAAGAATTATGAGCACAAAACAGCAAGAAAAATTAAACAAACTACAACAAGAAGTGTTGGATAAAATTATTGTGGCTAGAGTAGGACTGTTGTTGAGACATCCTTTCTTTGGCAACATGGCCACTAGATTGGGCATTCAAGAATGTGATGATTGGTGTCCCACAGCAGCCACTGATGGCAAAAATCTTTACTACAACACCAAGTTTTTCAGCAAACTTTCTGCAAGAGAAATTGAATTTGTGATAGCACATGAAATACTGCATTGTGTGTTTGATCACATTGGTAGAACTGAACAGAGAGATAGACAAATATATAATGTGGCTTGTGATTACATTGTGAACAACACATTGGTTAGAGACAACATTGGTGAAAAACCCAAAGACATTCCCATATTCCAAGATTTTAAATATGAAGGATGGAGTTCAGAAAAAGTGTATGATGAAATTTACAAAAAATATGACGAAAAACAATTGCAAAAATTGGGTCAACTGTTGGATGAACACTTGGATTGGAATGATGATCAAAGCAATGGTGGTGGCAAAGACAAAAAAGATAACAAAGACGGTGGCAAACAAAATAAACCCGTATTCAGCAAAGAAGAATTAAGAAAAATTAGAGACGAAATCAAAGATTCCATACTGCAATCTGCACAGGCAGCAGGTGCTGGCAATCTTCCCAAAGAAGTGGAAAGAATTGTGCAAAGCATGACCAATCCCAAAATGAATTGGAGAGAAATACTGCAGACACAAATTCAAAGCACCATCAAAAGTGATTATAGCTTTATGAGACCCAGCCGCAAAGGATGGCATTCAGGTGTGGTATTGCCAGGTTCTCAGTTTGAACAAACCATAGATATTGCTGTGGCCATTGATGCCAGCGGATCCATCAGTGAAAAACAATTGACAGTGTTTTTGAGTGAAATCAAATCCATCATGGATCAATACAAAGATTACAGAATAAAAGTGTGGACTTTTGACACAGAAGTGTACAATGAACAAGATTATGGTCCCAATGACGGTGACATTAGTCAGTATCAAATCACAGGTGGCGGTGGCACAGATTTCATGTGTAATTGGGATTACATGAAAAAGAATGACATTGTGCCCAAAAGATTGATCATGTTCACAGATGGTTATACCTATGACAGTTGGGGTGATCCTCACTATTGTGACACAGTGTTTGTGATTCACGACAATCACAACGAGAGAATCGAAGCACCATTTGGCATCACTACCAAATACGAGGACTGATGTTGCAAAAAAATGGTGAGCCCAATGCTCTAAATTTTTTTGGTATCAGAAAAGTGGTCAAACCATTGCCACATTTTACCTACATGCAGATTAGATTTGATTATGGTGTGCAGGACAAATTGGATGATTGGATACGCATCAATCTCAAAGGTAGATTTTACACAGGAAAAATGGTACAGAACTCCCAGGATAAGAAAGTGGAGTATGCTATCAAAATTGGTTTTGAAGACTCCAAAGAACTCACACTATTCACTTTAGGTTGCCCTTATATCATCAACAGTTAAATAACTGCTGTATATACAAAGGAGAAACCATAATGAACGAACAAACAAAAACTGCAGTGGCGCCTGAACAGGCCAAAGCTGCTACTCCTGCTGGAGCTCC